ATTTTTCTAAAACTCTTAAAATCAAATGTTGCTCTATTACTTACAGCGTTTTTAGGATATGGATACTTCAATAATGTTACATTAGGTCTTGTGTCTTGAATTGTATGATTCTCAGGTACTACTAAGTAGTGATGACACATTGGTAAAAATTTTATAGTTTTCTCAACAACCTTATAGTTAGAATCTGAATTGTGTTGGTAGACATTACCCTTAAATTTTACAGGTGATAGAAAGTGTAAAATTCTTCTACCATATATCCTACTTATATTATTCATTATTTATATTTTTCAAAATCTCCAAATAAAAGATGAGTCCAAGTTTCACCTCTTACAATCTTACGAATGTTAGTGGGTGATACACCATTGTTTCTAGCCAACACCTTTATGTTTCTATGTCCAATGTTCCACAACTTTCTAATGTTATTCACTTGTAATTCAGTAAGTTTATGTGCCGGATGTGATTCTCCCCTTAATGCCATCCTATACCTCTTCATCAAATGGAATTTGTAATTGGGCAGTTTTGCTTGCCCACTCACCATAAACAATCTTACCCAAATCAGGTTTAAAGTAATTAGGCCCTTTCATAATCTTACCATCTTCACGATAGATAGGTTTACCACCATCACCCAACTTGGACATATTGGAACGGTGGACTTCATCAAATAAGTCTTCAATAATGTTCTGCATTCCATGCGCTACAATTGTACCTAAAAGGATGTAAAGTTGGTCAGTCAAAGCGTCTGCAATCTCTACGGGGTCATCATTCTCGTTTGCTGCAAGATATTCATCCAATTCTTCAAGCCCAAGTCGGTGTCTCAAATGTCCAAAGTTATCACTTTGTGCACAAGGTGAGGTTTCGATAGCATGTCCAAATGTGCGGTGGAACTCAACAATTTTTTCTAATTGTTCTTTCATAACTTATTTTATTTTTAAATGATTAGTTAATACAAATATACAACTTATTTTTTAATTATCCAAATTTATTTTACACTATCATCAACCATCGCAAGATAGGCAATCGGGATTCATTGCTTGTTGAGCAATATCACCTCTTAATACTGATTCGGTTCTCGTATAGTAAAGTGTTTTTATACCTTGTCTCCACGCTTCCATATGAACTTGATTCATCCACTTTGGAGTTGCTTGTGATGGGAATGCAAGATTAAGAGATACTGATTGGTCGATATATTGTTGTCTAATACCAGCTTGTCTTACTAACTCTAACTGATTGATTTCTTTGAATGTTTTAAATACATCCTTTACTTTATCAACTTCTTTACCTTCTTCAACATCAGATATATTAACAACCTTACCATCACAATATACCCAATTATCTAATTCATCAATTCCTTGAATAGAACCACCATCGGATAGAATCTTATCCCAAGTTTCTTTGTTGTTGATACCCACTTTTCGTAGAACCTTCTCTAACTCTCTATTCTTTCGAATGAATGTTCCTTTTGCAGTTTGTTCAGTAAATACATTTGCCGCCCAAGGTTCGATACCTGGTGATACATTACCTGCTAACTTTGAGTTGGATACCGTTGGTGCAACTGCTCTTAGGTGAGTATTTCTCATACCAGTACCAACACACCAAAGTGGTTCACCATATTCTTGTGCCATATCTCTACTTGCTCTTTCTGATTCAATCTTTAATTGAGAAAAGATTCTACGAGTTTCAAACTGAGCTGGAAGTGAATCAAATGCAATACCTTTTTGTTGTAAGTATGTATGCCATCCTAATACACCCAATCCTAATGCTCTACCTTTTTCAGCTGAACGAACTGAGTTCTCAAATCCTCTCATATTCTTTGCTCTCTGAATGAACTCTTCCAATACACCATCTAAGAACCAAGTTGCAGTATAAATCAAATCAGTATGTTTCCACTCATCGTATTTAGATAGGTTTAAAGATGATAAGCAACAAACGAATGAATGTGATTCATCAGTATGTAGTGTAATTTCACTACAAATATTTGTCATAAATACTTTTAGTGAATTTTGTTTATATGCTTCTGGGTTTTGTTTGTTTACATTACCCTTATACATAATATAAGGTTCACCTGTTGCTTTCCTTTTTTGTAATACCTTACCCCATCTTCTTCTTGCTTCATCATTACCATCTTCCAACTTTCTCATAAACTTATCACCCACTACAACACATTGATGTAGATTCAAACATTGTCTATTAACATCACCCTTTGGTTCTCTGATTTCAATCCATTCATCAAAATCATCATGTTCGATATTTAGGTTTACCGATGCAGCACCCCTTCTTACTGAACCTTGATTGGTGGCAAGTATCGTAGAATCGTATATCTTAGCAAATGGAACTACTCCATCTGATGTTCCGTTTTGAGTAATCTTGCTACCAGCTGGTCTGATTTGGTTGATACCAATACCAACACCACCACCATGCTTTGCCAATAACATCATCTCTAAGTTTTTAGAACCTATATCTTGAATTGAATCTGCTACATCAATTCCAAAACAACTGATGGGTAATCCCCTATCAGTACCTGTGTTACTTAGAACGGGAGTTGCTAAATTTAACCAACCTCTCCAAATATAATCAAAAAACTTCGATGCCATTTGTGGTTTACCCAATCTTCTTGCAACCGATGTTGATACTCTCCAATATGCATCCTTTGGAGTTTCACCTGCCAATAGATAACCTTTTGAAATTGTTTTTACATATATTTCAGTATTCCCCCAATCAGGAAAATCTACACCCAATTCCCAACCTAATTCTTGTCCATAATTCTTCATAATCTTCTATTTCCCTATATAATACATTTTACCAAATATCATCAAAATCTTCACCTACACCTGCTTTACTATAATCAGTTGGTCTAACTGCAAAGAAATCAGTATGAGTTGTTCCACCGGTCAGATGATAAAACCAGTCTAATTCAGAAGCCATATCTTCAGAATAATGAAATTGAGGTAAGTAACCTAACTCATCTAATTTTTCGTTTGCTCTCTTTTTAATAAATTGTTTTAAGTCATCTGCTTTCAAATTTTCCAAATCACCCATTTCAAACATTTTATCAATAAAAGCTAATTCCATATTTACCATTAGATTAGCGGCTTCTTCTATATCAGATTGTACTTCATCTTTTAATTCAGGGTATTCTTCGCATATGTGTCTGAATAATTGACAACCCATTTTTGAATGAAGTGATTCATCTCTTACACTCCATTTCATTTGCTGTCCGATTCCTTTCAAAAGATTTCTCATCTGAAAGGAATACAAGACTGCAAAACTACTATATAAAGATACACCTTCTGCAAATGCCGAGAATATCGCTAACGAGCGTGCTACTTCTTTTCTCGCCGTTGGATTAGAATCTAAGTCTTTATATGTCCAATCGGATGTAGTAGCGGTTAGATATTCAAACTTTTCTGCAATTGCAGGTTCGTGTAGGAATGCTTCAAAATCTTCTAAACCTAATGTTTCATTTAAATAAGAATATGCGGTGGCATGTATTGTTTCTTGAGAACCAAACATCATAGCCATTTGTTTAATCTCATGCTTTGGAAACCATTGAGTTACCATAGTTGTCCAATAATCAGATACTGCACATTCAGTTTGTGCAAATCCTAATAGGATATTTCCTACTAAGTTTTTTTCTGATGAGTTGAGATGTTCATTCCAATCTTTAATATCACCTTGCATTGGTATCTCAGTATGTAACCAGAAGGCCTGTGCCTGTTTTAGCCAACCTTCGGTGAAATAAATTGGATATTCAAATGGTTTAAATGGTATTCGTTCTTTAAATAGTGCCATTACTTTTTTCCTTATTTTTTATCGTTAAAGTTTAAGTGAGTGGTTATAAATATAAGTTAGACATCAATATCACCCTTCATTTCATTGTATTTTTGTAATAAATTCTTTCTTACTAAACTCTCCCCTTTGTTCATATCACTTTGAGTCTTTTTACCATCAACACTATCATCAGAATATATGTTGATTCTACCATTACTCATATTTGCTTTAGATGGTAAAGTCATCCCATCAGGTCCAAATCGATTCTTAATAACATGCCATCTTCCAGTTCCAGCTAACTTATCTTCAATCTTTCTACTCAATGAAACTACAAAATCGGCAGTCATCAATTTAGAGAATGAACCTGCTATCTTTGTACCTGTTATAATATCATCATCTGCACCACTACGATTGATTTGAGATGCTGTAAACAAAGGACACTCATACTCACCGGCTATACCTCTGAGTGATTCTACAATCTCTTCCAATTCTTCGTGTCTTTCTTTCCTACTATTACCTTTAATCAAATCTGCATAATCCACAATGATTACATCAACTTTTTTACCTTGTAATTTCAACTTATCCAATGATGCTCTTAATGCATTGATAGATGCAGTTTTAGTAGGCCAGTATTTGATGATTAACTCACCACTCAAACTATTAACTTGTCGTTCCACATCTTCTATATTATATTTCAAATTTGGAACTGCAGTACCTGTTAGAACTGCATCATATCTTTGTCCAACATAACCTTCATTCAACTCTAATGTATAATGAACTACAGTTTTACCTGCTTTAGCTGCTGCCATCCCAACATTGATTAATGCCCAAGATTTACCAATACCTGGTGGTGCTGCGAACATTATAAGTTCACCCTTACCAAAACCACCATCTGCTAATTCATCAATTACATCCCATCCAGTTGGTATAACATCTCTTACTGTAGATTCATATCGTTCTTTAATATGTAATTTGTATTCGTGTCCTACATCAGTATCTTGACCGGCTTTCATTGCATCATCAATCTTAGATTTGATAACATCAAATTTACCTTCTTCTAATAAGGTAACTGATTCTAAGATTGCGTTCTTAACCTCTTGGTTTTTACAGAACTCTAATGTTTTTTCCTTAACATAATCTAAATCATCTGATTCTAACCCATTCCAAACTTGCTTTAGGTTATCAATAATAGATTGTTTTAGAACATCTCTCTCTACCCTATCTACTTCAGTTTTAAACACATCTAATGTGGGTAACTGATTGTAAGTATCAAAGTGAGATAGAATCTTCTTTACAACCCACTCATTTGATTCAGAATCAAAATATTCCGGTTTGATAATATCATACACCATCTGAAGAAATATTCTATCAGATAGAAGTGCTGAGATTATTTTAATCTGAAAGCTAGTTCCGAATTTATTTCCGAATTTATCCATAGGATACAAATATACGAATTAAATGTTAATTATACAAACTATTTTTTAGTTTGTTTGGAATATCTATCCAAA